CTACGGCTAAGATTCTTGCGAGTTCTTCTGAAACCCGTTCGTAGCGTTTTGGATCTGCCACTGATGTGTGGAACCCCAGTACCCCAAGCTGAGATTCAATTTCACTGTTTCTCCCTTTAAAAGCCATTTTGGTCTCATAGCCAGTCAAGGGTTCCCCAGAAGTGAACTCTGTAAAACATGTCGCGAATGCATCAAATGTGCGATTTAGCTCTGCCTCAATAGTCATATCGAACTGAGGGAAGGGGGCGGTTATCCCCCCAGGTTGGGCGTTTCGTAACAAACGTTCAACCAGAGCAATTTGATTATTGCAAGCGCAAGAGTCGTTACAGCGAAACTTGTGAAATTTGGTTTCAGACACCGCTGGATCCATATAGGTATATCGGCACATAACAAAGTCACGTTGATCTGATGTCACGTGGTCTGGTACGTCTTCGATTAAAGCCCATGATCGCCAATTGTCCGGCATCTGCTCCGGAGGCACGCGTTTCTCTGAGAACCAAGCACCGTCGAGATAGAAACCGGCCTTGTAAAAGACTCTCGATCGGTGACACTGTAGCTTGGTTCTTACCACAGCGAGGGGTGGCGCCACGACCCCGCGCCCAATCCGTTTAAATGATCATAGGACTGAGCGGCGTCGTCGAACATGTCGGAGTACCACATTAGGTTGTGCGTTACAGCCCAAAGGATCTCCTCTTTCGCATCTGCGTATGCGGACATGTATAGTTCAGGTTCAACATTATACTGGTGAAGACCTTTAACACAGTGTGCATCATAAGTGTTAGATACATATCTCATCAACGTCTCTTGGTTCTTGTGGTCCATTTTGACAACTTGGACATTCCAAAGAAACGCATCATATGCTGCCGGGACAGGCAAAGTGTCTACGACCGCTGGCTTTGGTTTTGGAAACCAAGATCTAACTCGCCACAGTCTGTAGGCACAATATGCTGTACCCAGTGCACCAAAGATAGTACCGGTGATTAATAGGAACCCACCAACACCTCTGATCGCATAATATTGCTCTCGATTCAGCTGTACCCCGAATATCAATCTGAACCCCAGCAAGCTAACCGATTCGATGAGGCACATCAAAAAGAAAGCAAACGCGGTCAAGAGCATTATCGTCCTGGCTATCAACCACCTCCAGCATGCCATCACCTCACGACTCCAAGGCCATCGTCGAACGGACACGTTGTCGTATCCTAAATCTTCGTATTCCTTTTTGGTCTTCGATGAGCTGCCTCCAGTGTTGGGTGGGGGACCGCCAGCGCTCGTTTGGGAAGGTCCTGAGCTCGGACCCGCAGACGGTGGGGCTGCTTGAGGGGCTGCTAGTGCAGCCGTGGACGCAACCACTGGCACGCCTGCCGAGGTGGATTGCACTGAGGATGATTGTCCATTCACAGTAACTGATTGTGGATTGGACACCGCGGGCACAAACTGTTGTTGTGCCT